GCCATTAGGCGCTGATTGGAAGCTTTATGTCGGTTGCAGTGAGTTCACTGGTATTCTCGAATAAAAGTTCCGACGATCCTGTGTGAAGTCCCTATTTGTTTCGGAGACTCCAGAGGGTAGTCGATTTGGTAGTGGTGCAGAAAATGTATTAGATATTCTGCTTGCTACGGATGTAATAGTATCCGCCACTATGCTGGCTGCTTGACGAACGCAGCCAGCACAGGGTAGCAAGTGCGCTAGCAGATTGAGGACGTGATCAGTTGAAGTGGCGCCTGCATCAGCGAGAGTTGGTCCGTTCCAAGGCTGGAGGCCTGGATTGGTCAATGCTGAAGAGGCAGCGGTAATAGCTGATATACCTTCTATATTAAGAACAGCTTCATAATAAACTGAGCACGATGCTGGTAATCCTATCCCGAAAATTAACGGGGATGAGGAAGAATACAAGTTACCAGTTCCTCCTCCAACGTTAGCGTTGGAGAATTCAAATGCGGAGTCATCATTCGGCAAGATTATCGCCGAAGCTCCAAGGGATCCATAACCTAACTTGACATACTGTGAGCCGGCCAAAGTGTTAATGGTCGCTGTTTCAAGGTTTGCTTGGGTAACGCTAGGAATTGATCCTGCGTATAACACACCAGGGGCAGCAGTGGCTGCTATTTGTGGTGTGACCCGGATACCCCCAGATACTACACGCATCTGATTTAAACTGCCACTAATAGCAGTACCATTTGTATAAGCCGAACCATGGGTCCAAGTAGCGGTACCCGCTCCAGCGCTGCAAAAGCTCAATCCTGGTGTAACTGATCCACCAGTAGGAAATTGAGCAATAGCAAAGGAGCCATCAGCGTTAGCAGTAATAACACCACGTAGCACATAGGTGTACAACTGGGTTGGCTGAAGGGTTCCCCATCCGAGTTTAATTGGGGGACATTCGAATGGGTTTTCAATGGTACATAAGTACTGTCGGAAGTAGGGATGACTGACAATAGCACGGTCGGACATCCTCGAGGCGAGCTGCATGCCTGGAGCGCGACGCCTAAGTCTACGACGAGCAGTTCTTGCACGCCTAATAGTTGGACGAGCTGTAACAGTTACCAAAGAACGGGGCTGGGATCGACGGGGTCGACGACGACGTGAACGGGACAAAGACAAATTAACTCGATTAACCATGCGGTAAACAAAATTTAAAATCGAGACGGGTCCTTCCAAGGTGACCCGGTGTTTACCGCATCTGAACCCGTCTATGCGACGGGAGAACCAGCTGCCCCCAATGCTAATGAGGACAGGGCATCCGGTATACTGGAAGGCTGCAAGGCTAAAACAAGCGGAGCCTGAACCGGACTACTAGGTGAGTAGCCGGCATTTCCAGTATCAACGTAAGAAGGACTTGTCGGACCAATGGGACTATGGGGAGCACTAACCTTGGCATTTAACTTCAAGGTGGGCTTCTTAGCAAGTTTGACCTTCTTCTGAGCTTGATTTTGTTTGTTGGATTTATGGGCAGGTGGTTGTACGGAGACTGAAACCTTGGTTGCGATTTGTACAGGTTTTACTGACGGCAACGCAGCAACTATTGCTGGTGGTTTAACAGGGTAAACCAATTGGCCATTAACAACACAAGGGAGCTTTGGAACCTTAACGGCCAAAGCCTCAACACAGATAGGAAATTTAATTAGTTCTAGCAAACACATGGCCATGCCACAATGTCTTACTAATAAACCAAGATCAAAAGTGGGCAGGACAGACAGAGCTTGAGCATCCATCCATCCCTGGTCTTGGTTTGGATATTTAACTGAGTGATCATATTGAGACCACCGAGAGGCTATTTGTTCAGCTCCTGGTAACGGACTTCGTCCATTAGGCTCGATGCGTTTCCACGCACCTACAATTTCCTTAATTATTGGTGTGTTATAATCAGTATAACTCAAACCACGAATCTTTTCAACAAACTTATCTACACTGGTCACCGTTGGTGGTAATGTGACACAAACATGAAGCTTCGAAATGGTTCTGGATAGATCACACATAGAATCTTGGGATCCGAACCACACATTTGGACTATATACGCGAGCGAGAAAATCAACGCCTGAAGAGCCATGTGGATATACTATCATATCAACAACTTGACCTAGACTCTCAGCGGATCTCACGTAGACGGGAGGATCCACATCTACGGATAAACTATCATCGCCAGCATAAAGCCCTAAATTGGCCCATGCTTCATCAGGATTTTGTCCTTTCTTTCTGTTGTGTATGTAGGCATTCAAAGCAGAAAGTATTGTATTGAACAAAGCTGTGTCTGCACCTCCACTACCTCTGGCATATCCAAGAAAGTAGCGGGTGCACATTTTACCAAAGACAGTTATGTTGTAATGCTTACGATAGAGTTCTAACAACTCTTCCGCATATTCACTGCGGAAAGCATACATGAGGAGAAGCTTCTCAAACTCACGCACAATTGGTGCAACATGACCATCCATACGGGAATAATCACCAGAACCTAAGTTCACTTTCGCTCGCTGAGCGAGTAGTGCAACCCTTGCCGAAATTTCCAGCGGGGTCTTTGCGAAGGCATACCATTCATGCTGTTCCACCACCTTAGCCAACTCATAAATGAACTTAGAATACTCACGTTTGCGGCAACCGTCAAACATGGTAATTAACCTAGGATCTTTGGGACCATCATAGGTTTCTTTCTTAACGAACGACTGACCAATGTCACGAGGCATACTAGCCCCCGCGACATCCAAAATTCTCCGTTGGGTAGGACGATTTTGGCGTTCATAGAGTTCATCATCATCAGTGGGGACTAATGTATGAGGGGAAGGAATTAATCGGTGTACAAACTCACGCATGTACTGGCATTGCGTACTAGTTAATTGGGCATCACTCTTAACATCGGTAATGCGGCCTTTAACAGCCGCCCGCTCATTAGCAGCGGTTTGATCAGGGGCATAAGCTCCATTCATCAGAGGATTCATGAATGCAGTCATGCTTTGCTTGGCATCTTGATCAAAAGTACTTGGTTCGAATTGATATCGATTGAGTGAGAGTTCCACAGGATAAACACAAGGAGCAGGAACACCAATCTTAGTTCGATGGTATTCAGTCAATACAATAGCTTGCATATGAGCAATCTTCTTTGAAACTTCAGAAGTTTGATCTACCGTGATCATTGACTCAACGGTCGCAATAGCCAAATCTGTCTTCAACAGACGGGCTGTGCTAGCAATAGCATTGTCTAACTCTGTCGGAATTGTGGCACAATTCAATGTTCCAACGACAGCAGTGGAAGTGTAATTATTAGTGGCATTCTGAATAACTATACGCACAAAATTGCCTTGGACTGGGCAAAATGCACTAAGGGCGTAGAAACCCATACTGTTAACAAATAGCTGAGCTACGTAACCAGTATACAACCGCAGAGGCGTCAGTAAAACGATGCTGTGATCAGCGTCGATACTTCGTCGATCTACGGAATAGGTTGCAACAATGGGATCAAACAGGGATGTAGCGGGCCCCCACCAACCTACGGCCAGACAATCTGCTCCGTAGTCATAAAGATGATGTACATATTTGGCACCACCAGAGACGCAGTATTCAAGTGAGTTATCCTTCTTGAAAGTAAAGGAATACTCTTTCCTTGAGGCACAAGCTGCGCCCGGGGTCATAGTGTAAATCAGGGTAGGTACAAACTCTCTTGTTAAATGTTCGTGCATGTTCATGTAATAATCAACATCAATTATCACATTGCAATCGTACTGCTCCAAAACGTCATACTGCACTTTGACGTTGGCGTCCTTTGCCCAATAAGTCACCCTTGTACCGGGAATAGACTTCC